AATTTTCAGAGCTTGAGATGCTTTTTCATTACTATAACCATAATATTGTTTAATACATTCTAAGTCTGTGACTTTTTCTTTGCGGATCCAGGGAGAAAATCTCTTCTTTTTCCTAAGACTATTTATAAAAAAGTCATATTGCATCTTCTTTGGGAGGAAATGATATTGATTCATTTCATTCGCAAACATAATACAATCAATATGCCCAGACAGACAGCGATTGATAATGTAGGGTGCATATTCCTTCTCAAGTGAAGGGTCTTCGTCAATCAGATGTTCCTTCGTCTGATTGATCGAGTTTAACCAGTCCTTCAATTCCATAATTAAAAAGCAGTAGTTCTTTACGTTGTTTTTGCTCACGCATATATTCACCAACAGAACGCATCGTATAAGTCAGATCAAACTCAGCAGCGTTCCAGTTCTTAAACCTATTTTTTACAAGTTGATCAGAGTTATAACTAATCAACTGATCCATATTGTTAGCGTCGCAATCAGCAGCAAACTTATCGTGATCAAATCTTTTGTGCATTGATCCCTTATTCCCGTAGAGATTATCCTTAATGTCATAAGGAGGATCGAGATACATAAAAGCATCTTTGTTTCCATCCATCAGATAATCATACGAGTAATTAGTTATACGCCAATGTTCAATCAGTTTAGAATACGCAGGCAGTTTTTCGATCCCCCGCAAACTGAAGTTGTTTTGGGAAGCTTGTTGTGAAAATGATGAACTCTCTGTGAGACCGCTGAAACTACACTTATTGACAATATAGAAAGCCACAGCACGATTAATGCTAGGCAAACTTTGGTCATTAATTTGCTCCTTTGACTTGAGAAACAATTCTTTTGCCAAATCTGGTGTGTTGTAAGCAAGTTTACAATCAACCAGTTCGTTTTTTAAATCATTTCCAAACATCTGGAGTTGTTGCCAGAAGTTTACAAGAGGTTCATACAAATCGTTCACCCAAATATCTAGGTTGGGATATTTCTTAGTGATATAAATCGCAACACTTCCACCACCAAGAAATGGTTCTCGGAACTCATTGTAGTTGCGAAGATCGGGAAAGTAAGGTCCCATCTTCTCACAAGCACGGGACTTTCCACCAGGATACCTAAGCGGCGTTTTCAGAGATTTCATAATCAGGTTTGTTGTACTTAAGGTACTCAAAAAAAGTTAATTTCATTTCTTTCTGCGTCATTCCACAATGTTTTGCGGCGGCAGGAAGAGTCATTTTAGCACGAAAGAGACCTTCATTTGCCTCTTTCACATTTTGTGGTGTTGTTTTGACTGGATATTCATATAAATTTTTATATGAAATTTTAAAAGGGTTCATTTAAACTCACACTCCACCGTCACGACGACCTGTTTTTGGATTGATTGGAGGTTTTCCCCTATTCAGTTTGTCATAAGGGTTATAATCAGGATTAAATTTTTTTAATCTGGAATTAGCACCTTTAATGTGTGAGTTTTTCCAATTATATCCATTCTTATATCGTTCATCTGGAGGAAGTTTAGTCACTCTCTCTACTATTTCAACTTCTTCAGAGTTAAGAAAAAGAAACCAAGAAACATCATTCCCAGCATATTCATAAGTATAAAATTTATTACCTTCCTTATAAAGTTTTATGTTACTAATATCATAAAACTCTTGCATCTCAGAAGGAGTTACAGTAGAAGAATATTTGTGCTCGTAAAAGTATTTTGTTTTTTTCATTTAAATTCACACTCCACCATAATTTCAGTTAATGCTGCTAAGAGGTTAATTTCCTGATCAGCAACGAACGCAATCTGGTATTGATACTTAGCAATAACAAGAACGGCAGCGGGGATAGATGCGGGTGAAAGGTTATCATAACAGGCGTCATAAACCCTGCGAAGAATGACAGAAGAATCGTTGTCCAGGTTGGAGACCACCCACTTTCGGACTTCAGTAAAGTTCTTATCTTTGAGATGCTTGATAAGTTCATTTACTGAGATGTCTGAGAAAGATGCAAGAATTGCTGCATCTATTTTTCCCCCCGCAGAATAACGTTGGCATTCGTTGAGGACGCGACGAAAATCTGGGAAGTGTTTTGATACAAGTTCTGCAAGGACTTTTTGATCATATTCGATGCTCTCCTCATCCAAGATGTTTTGTAGACGCTTGAAGAAGGATCCTGCCAACTGTGCTTTTTGCTTTCCTTTGATTGTGAAGTCAATGACGGCACATCGGGAGTGCAGAGGTTCAATGATTTTGTTCTTGTAGTTGCAGGTGAAGATGAATCGGCAGTTGCTATAAAATGCCTCAATATTCGCCCGTAGTAAGAGTTGTACGTCGTTGCCTGTGTTATCAGCCTCATCGATGATGATGACTTTGTGTTTAGAAGTTCCAGTAAGTGAGACGGTCGAAGCAAAGTTCTTTGCTTGGTTTCGTACAGTATCCAGGAAACGTCCTTCGTCGGATCCGTTAATGACATAATAATCTGCTCCTAATTCATTACATAATGCTTTTGCAATTGTTGTCTTACCAATTCCAGGAGGACCTGCAAGAAGAAGATTTGGAATCTCACCCTTCTCCACAAACTCCTTGAATGTTTTTTTAGTATCATCAGGGAGAATACAGTCATCGATTTTACGAGGACGGTATCGTTCAACCCAGAGGAAATCAGTTTTTTCAGTTTTCATAGTGTAAATAATTCAAAGGACGGTATTTTTCAACTACTTATGATTATATACAAAATAACCAATAAGATAAATGATAAATTTTACATAGGACAAACAATTAAATCAAAAGAAGAAAGATTTCAAAGACACAAATATGAAGTATCTTATAATTCAAAAACACATTTACATCGTGCTATGAGAAAGTATGGTTTTAATAACTTTATCATAGAAGAGATAGAAAATCAAATACCACAGGAAAAATTAGACGAAAGAGAAATATTTTGGATTAAAGAGTTAAATCCACAATACAATATGACTGATGGTGGCGAAGGTTGTAATCCATTAAAATCTCCAAATTGGATTAAATCTATGAAAGAACATCATAAGAATAGAGCAAGAGAAACTTATGCTTCTTATGGTATGAAAGGCAAAAAACAATCTCAAAAATTTCACGAAGCAATTAAAAAATCAAATTCAAATCCAGTAAGTATTGATGGTATTGAATATGAAAGTATTAAAAATGCGATGAAAATTCTTGAATGGACTGAAAAGAAAGTGAGGTATAGAATTGATAGTCCCAACTATCCAGATTGTTTTCGTTTAAGAGAAAAAACTAAACGATAATCACTCCACATAATGATACACAGGTTCTTTATATTTCCTAATTAGTTGTATTGCTTCCTGTGCTTCTTGAAGTGTTTGAATGACAGCATTTGAATAGAGATGATATTCTTTTTGAGTGATATTATATTTTTGAATTGTAAAATAAGGTTTCATAGTACCCAAATTGAGTTTCTCTACAATTCGGTAATCATAAACTCTCATAATCTATTTAAATCCAATCAGGTTTTCGTTGCGGCATACGAAGATAATTAGATGCAACCCAAGATTTGGATGCAATATAACGCTTGTAAGCAGTAAAAGTGTCAATGCTTTCGTCAAATTTAAACTCATCTGGCATCGCACGGGCAAATGGAGTTACTTCTGTAATCTTTCCCTTTGGAAAAAGATAGTATGCTTGCAGAAGCGTATTATAGCACGAATGAATCTTACCATAACGAACTGCATACTCATCACACAGATTCATACCGTGCTTAATCAACCAGTAGGCATTGTGGATACTATCCATTGCCCATTTGGTACAGGGATGATTACGAAACGCTCCTTTTTCTGTCTTGTATGGAGTATTATCAGACTTATATAAATTGCCATAATTGTGACCCCATTTGCTAGAGGCGACAATAGAAAGCATTTGACAGCATTCCAAAGGCATTTTGACAATATGTTTATCAGGGAGACAGATAGCACTCTCAGCAGGCCAAGGAGAAGTTACAAAGATGTTCATCCGAATGTCGAATCAGGTTCCAGAGCAATATGATAAGTCACATC